CAAGCCTTCGGACTCAAATAGTATTTTTCCGGCACTTGTTCCGTCAAAATCTGCGACAAGAAAGATCCGTTTTCTTCGCTGGGGCACTCCCCAGTATTGTGCATCAAGAACTCGCCATGCGAGGGAATAGGATTCTGCCAGAATCTCTCCGGCTTTTGTCCATTTTCCCGCAGGTCGAGGAATTGAAATGCTGCTGTCTTTGACCGAACAGATGGCTTCGAGGACACAGCGGAAATCTTCTCCACCGTTGGAGGAAAATGCTCCGGGGACGTTTTCCCAGACGATGTATCTTGGGTATTTGCCATTGCTTGCACACCTCATTTCTCGGATGATACGGATCGCTTCGTGAAACAGAGAAGAACGGCTGCCGTTCAGACCGGTTCTTTTTCCGGCGATGCTCATATCCTGGCATGGACTTCCAAAGGTGATGATGTCCACAGGCGGCAGCTTTGCACCATGCAGTCCGCTGATATTGCCGAAGTGTTGTACCTGCGGCAGCCGTTTTTCTGTCACACGAATGGCAAACGGTTCGATTTCAGAAGACCAGATAGGCACAATGCCAGCTAACAGTCCGGCAAGCGGAAAACCGCCGCTGCCGTCAAAGAGGCTGCCAAGGGTGAGATTACGCATCTGACACCTCTACTTCCGAATATTCCATTCGCTTCCCATCCCGAATCAAATACACATCATCGGAATTTCCGTCATGGAGTTTTATGTACCTTTCAACGGCTACATCAACAAACTTCGGTTCAAACTCTATGCCGTAACAAATTCTGTCAAGCTGGTCGCAGGCAACAAGCGTAGATGCTGAACCTAAAAAGCAATCAAGCACTAAAGCATTGGTCTGCGTCGATAAACCGATAAGATAGGCGATAAGAGGAACAGGTTTGCTTGAGGGGTGTCCGCAGCCGTCCTCTTTGCTGTTTTTGATACGGTCAAATTCAAATACGGTCACTTGTTTCTGATCCCCGTACCAGTTATGTTTCCCGTCCTTTTTCCAGCCGAAAATGATAGGTTCGTGGATATATTTCCAGTCTGTTCTGGTGAGAACAAGGCGGTCTTTCTTCCAAACAAGACCTGCACCAACTTTGAAGCCGGCATCTTCAAAAGCATCGTGAAAAATTCTCGCCTTTGAAGTGGCATAGAATTCATAGAAACTTGCATCTCTCTGCATATATTCGTGCAGATTTTTGAATACTTTCATTAGAAATTCATAGGCTTCTTTATCGTTAAGATTGTCATTTTTGATTTTGCCTGACGTACTGTTCAGGTCGACAAAATATGGTGCATCTGTACAGACAAGGTTTACTCTTGTATCACCAAGCAACGCATTGAATGTTTCAGGCAAAGTGGAATCTCCGCAGATGACAGTATGTTTTCCAAGATGCCAGATGTCACCTGTTTTGGATTTGCAGGGCTTTTTCAGTTCTGCATCTACATCAAAATCATCCTGTTTTGCTTCATCACTGTTAATGTCGAAAAGGTCAGCAATTTCAGATTCATCGAAACCAGTCAAACCCAGGTCAAATCCGAGATTCTGCAACTCTTCCATCTCAACAGCAAGCAGTTCTTCGTCCCAGCCGGCATCTAACGCCATCCGGTTGTCAGCAAGAATATACGCTTTCTTCTGTGCCTCTGTCAGATGGTCGGCATACACACAGGGGACTTCTGCAATGCCTTCTTCTTTTGCCGCCATAATGCGTCCATGTCCAGCCAGCACATTGTATTCCCGGTCGATAATGACGGGATTCACAAAGCCAAACTCGCGAAGGGAAGAGCGAAGCTTCAGGATCTGTTCCTTGTTGTGCGTTCTGGCGTTATTGGCATAGGGGACTAGCTTGTTGATGTCAACAAGCTGAAATTCTGTGGTTGTGGTCATCTGTAATTCCTCCTCTGCTGAATTCTGAGCATACCTTTTCGGGCGGCATCCATATTGCCTTTGACAGCCTGTCCTTTGATTGTGCGATATTGCTGTTTTGTCATCTTCTGGCGATTGGCTTTCAGATCTCGCCAGAACTGGGTATCTTCTTTCATGTATTTCTCACTTTCTGCTGCTCAGAAGCTGTTCCATCAAATCATCCTGCGGTGTGCCGTCAAATTTGGTCGTACAGTTCTGTTTCACAATATCGAAAATCTCATACCAGAGCAAATTTGCCTGTTTTTGAAATGTCTGGCTCATCTGCACAAACGGGGAAGCAATAACGCCGCCCGTGGTCGGGTGTTTTCCCAGCAGTCCATAGGTACTGAGGGCTTCTTCACACTGTACAAATCGGGCGAATGCCTGCGAGTAACTTTCCAGCAGCCGTTTGTTGACGTGCTTTTCACAGCCACGCTGTTTCAGCCAGAGCCATGTTTCTTTGTACACAATGTCTGCTCCCAGCGGTTTTCCGTTCTTCTGCTGGGCAGACAAGTACGCACTGGGGCTTGGCATATCCGCACCGGTCAAATCAGCGGCATCGTCCAGATCAGCTGCGTCCAATTCCGGAGCATGAAATTCTATAATATCTGCATCCTTGCCCTCTGCAATTTTGTCGGAGAGGGCTTTCGGCTTATCACCTGCACGAACTCGTCTGCCGCCTCTTCTTGTGCCGTCCTTTGCCATCTGATTTCACCTGCCTTTTGAGAAAAAAACAGCCGAAACTGCGTAGGTTTCGGCTTGTTTGCATATTTCCGGGGTTAATCCCCCGTTTGAACCTTGGTTTTTGTGTGTGAGAGGGAGCCCCGGTCTTGTGTTTGCTTTACTGTAGAGAAGTGAACGCCCCAACCCGGCAGCCCGCAGCCTAACCCATGTCAATAAAAATACTCAGGGTTACTGTCCTCACTTCCGGTTTTCCGGTCGTGGCAGGACTTGCAAAGAGCCTGCCAGTTGCTTTCATCCCACATCAGATGCGAAGCACCACGATGAGGAATGACATGGTCGACCACGGTCGCTGCCGTGAACCGTCCATGTGCTTTGCACCGCACACACAGCGGATGCTTCCGCAGGTACGCCTTGCTGAGCCGCTGCCACTTGCTGCCGTAGCCACGCTTGGCGGCAGACGGTCGGTCTGGGTGCAGGGGCTTGTGTTCGTCGCAGTACGCACCCTCGGTCAGTCTCGGACAGCCGGGATGCTTGCACGGTTTCAGTGCCTTCCTCGGCATCGCCGACACCTCCTTCGGGCATAACAAAAGCCGCTGCGGTAATCCACAACGGCTCTTTGCATTCTTTTACTCTTCTATTATAACACATATTGGGTGGCTCTGCAAGTATTCAAAAGGGTTCATTGCGGCTCATCATGAAGCATTTTTTCAAGTTCGAGTAGTGCGTCTGCCTTTCTGCGCTTAACGGTCGCAGTACTCAAAAGCATTTGCTTTGCCGTTTCCTGTGTGGTAAGGCCATGTAGAAAAATCAATTCCAGCACTTGACGTTCCTGCGGATCGGGCAGTGACATCAGCGTATGAGTAATCTCCAACTCGAGTGCCATGTGTTTTTCCCGCTTCTGCTCCAACTCAGTCTTCATTTCCTCAATTTCATCGAGGTACTTCACAAAACGCGCCTCAGTTTGACGATTGGGACTGTTATGTTCTTCAAAGCTGCAGCCGGATATGCGCATCGCCATATCATGCAACTCGTCTATCTTACGCCGACAGTATTCCACTTCCTGCCGTGCTGTTTTAATCTGTTCCAGATATTCTGTTACCGTCATGGCCATTGCCCTCCTTGTTACGCTTTCTTCTTCTCAACACGGCATTTATTGCCGACAATAAACGAGTCACATTTGTATTGATATTCTCTGTATCAATACGTATCAACTCCCATTCCTCACCGAACTTCTCGCAAATAAGTTCATCGCGAATTGTCTCGTATTGTTTTTTCTCTTTTCCATGATATAATTTTCCATCAATTTCAAGTATCACTTTCATTTCGGGAAGAACAAAATCCACGACATAGTTATACACCTTGACCTGATGATGCGCTTTGACCTTTCTCCTGATAAGTTCCAAAGTTACCATTACCTCTTCTGTACTTTGAAACCAACCGCTTTTTCCGATATTGTCCTGAACCCACTGAATTCCGTGTCTATATTTTGAGATATCTGTAATCTTCGATATTCTTTTAATTGCACGATTCAAACAGTCCTGCTGTTTGTTGGATGTCTGATTATGACTATCAATAAGCATTTCTCGACACGCTGTGCAAGTATATTGAAGCCCAGATACATAATTCCAACTTTCTACGGAAGCTCCACATATGTGACACGGCGGGTAGTAAATCGTGAAGCCATTTTTCTTGCTTATCCGGATATTATCAGCAAGTGCCTCATAATAACTCATGCAAATGCCTCCTTCATTGTTGTGATCAGCGTTTCGCCGTTCAGGTCATTGGCTAATAATTCAAACCACTGCGACCGCAGAAATCGCTCTGCTTCATTGATGCCGTCCTTGTTTTTTGTGATAAGGGCGGCTTTGTAATCCTGCAGGGCTTTTTCTATTACGGCAGCGGCAAGCAGTTTATATCCCATAGCATCCCTCTAGTTCCGCTTTGACCGCATCCATCAGGGCTGATTGAGTTTTGTCCTTATCCTGCAATGCTTTCAGGATGCGTTCATCGACAGTGCCTTTTGTAACGATATGCTGTATGACAACGGTCGCGGACTTCTGTCCCTGCCGCCACAGTCGGGCGTTGGTTTGCTGATACAGTTCCAGACTCCACGTCAGCCCGAACCATACAAGGGTGCTGCCGCCGCTTTGCAGATTTAACCCGTGTCCCGCCGATGCAGGATGTATCAGTGCGACAGGCAGTTCACCTTTATTCCAGCGACTGATGCTGTCGGGCTTATCCAGTGTGCTGAACGGGATATGAAGCTGATGCAAGCGCTCCGATATGCGGTCGAGATCATGCCGGAACCAGTATGCGACAAGCAGCGGTCTGCCGTTCATGCTTTCGATAATATCCTCAAGGGCATCCAGTTTCCGGTCGTGTATCGGAACGACCTCTCCGGAGTCATCGTATATTGCACCATTCGCCATCTGCGACAGCTTATTGCTGAGACTTGCGGCATTGGCGGCAGTGACTTCGCCGTTCGGCAGCGACAGCACCAACTCCTGCCGCAGGTCGCTGTATTTCTTATGCTCCGCTTCGGAAAGCTGCACGGTATATTCACTCATGATCAGTTCCGGCATTTTCAGGTGGTCGGTCGCTCTCATGGATACCGTGATGTCGGATATCTTTTCATATATTGCATCCTCCGCACCGGGCAGAGGCTTATAGCTGTACACGATCATACCGTTCCGCTTATCGGGCTGAAAGTAGGTATTGCGGTACTGCCCGATAAAACGTCCAAGCCGCTTTCCCATATCCAGAAGGCGGAACTCCGCATACAGGTCCATGAGTCCGTTTCCTGTCGGTGTTCCCGTCAGTCCCACGATGCGCTTTGCTTTTGGTCTTGCCTTCATGAGAGCCTTGAAGCGTTTTGTCTGGTGGTTTTTGAAGGAACTCAGCTCGTCAATGATGATCATGTCAAAATCGAACGGCATCTCATCTATCAGCCAACCGACATTCTCGCGGTTGATGATATAGATATCCGCCTTCCGGGACAGTGCCGTTTTGCGCTCTTCCGCTGTGCCGACTGCGATGCTGTATGTCAGCCCTCTCAGGTGATCCCATTTCTCAATTTCCTCCGCCCACACCCGTGTTACACGGATAGGGGCTATCACGAGAATTCTGCTGACCTCAAAGCTGTCGAACAGCAGGTCATTGATGGCGGTCAGCGTGATGCTCGTTTTTCCAAGTCCCATCGACAGCAGCAGTGCTGCAATGGGATGGTTTTTTATAAAATCCGCAGCATATCTCTGATAATCATGCGGTTTGTATCTCATCAATCATCCCTCCGATCTGAGAAATATCGTCAAGTACATACACCTTGAAACCTAACCGCCGCAGAAGCTTATGTCGGGAAAGCTGCAAGGCTCTGGGCTTTTCACCGGGTGCTTTCACTTCAATAAATGCTATCTTCCCATGCGGCATCAGTACCAGTCTGTCTGGAACTCCGCTGAATCCCGGCGATACGAATTTCAATGCGATACCGCCGGAGTCCCTGACTGCCTTTCGGAATGCCTGCTCGATATACTTCTCATCCATTTCTTCACTCCAATCTGAAACAGCGGTACAGAAAATCCCTATACGCGCGTATTACGTGCGCTTTCGCACGCGGTTTCTTACTATATATTCTTTTATTTGTACTATAAAGATATAGTTGTATAAGTTGTTTCCGTAATGACTGTTTTTCCTCGCACTATGGGAATATTGAATGAAACAAGTGGAGTGAGACAACCTCACTGACCACTTGTTTCACGATGTTGTCTCAGCCTTTACGGGTATAGATGCGCTGCAGACCGTAAATGGGAAGCCTTTTCTTCGTACCGTTCTTTTCCCAGCCGCTGATGCGTGTCATGATAGCGGTGATCGCATAGCTGTCCGCAGGCTTGATGTCCTCCTTCAGCTTTCCAAAGCACTCACACCAAATCTCAATGTTCGATACAGTCTCACGGCGCACCGAACCGACAGGCTGTGTGGGTTCATCGGGGTTCTGCAGGAAACTGCGGCGTTTGTAGATATCCATCGTATCCCAGTCGGTAGGCAAAATCGTATCCAGATAACGGATGACGAGCCCTTCACGGTCATCCTGCTCCATTGCAGCAGACTGCTCCATCTTTGCATAGTTTTCAAGTTCCGCAGGCAGGAACAGCGGTTCATCCTCTTTCACATACACCAATGTCTCCGCCCACATCATGTCGATATCGAATTCTGTTAGATCCCACGGCTTGTACTGGTTGCCGCCGGGAACTCTGACCGTCCAGAAGCGGCGGTTGCCGGTCACGTCACGCAGAAATCCGTTCTCGGAATTGGTCGTGCCGAAGAAAACACACTGTCTCGGATGCGGGGTGACACGTCTGCCGAAGGAGGCACGGTACTTGTCGTCCTGACGGGAAATGAACGCCTTTACCTTATCGATGTCAGCCTTCTTCATTCCGGCAAGCTCACCGATCTCCAAAATCCAGTATCCCTGCAGCTTTTCCGCAGCAGTCTTGTCGTTCATATCGGAAAGGTTCAGACTGTCGGAATACCATTCGCCGCCGAGTTTCCCGATGAAGGTCGATTTGCCGATGCCCTGCGGTCCGTTCAGCACAAGGATATGGTCGAACTTGATGCCGGGGTGATATACACGCTGCACAGCGGCACACATGATCTTGCGGGACACCGCCCGGATATATGCGTTGTCATCAGCACCGAGATAGTCGATCAGCATAGTGTCGATACGCTCGATGCCGTCCCACTCCGGCAAACGGGAGAAATACTCCCTGATCGGATGATAGGAACGATCGTCAGCAGCCTTCTGGACGGCGATATCGTAATTACGAGCCGAAAACGTACCGTAGCTGGCATCGACATAGCAGATAAGCTGTGCGTCATCGGCATCACGCCAGAAACGAGCAGGATGCTTCCACGGCACTTCGCCGCTGATCTCCATACCGTCCGCCAGTTGATTGAACACGATGCTCCGCAGATACTGGTCATTTTCCATGATCAGGCGGATGTTGTGCAGGCAGTTCTCCAGAACGCCGTCCTTATTGCGGCGCAGGCGTTTCTTCCAGTCATCATCGACAGGGGCTGAGAAGTCGCTTACCGCTTCTGCAAGGCGCTCTTCTGCCGCAAGCAGCTTTACAGCATCAAGGCTCATTGCAAACTTGCACATCTCCCGGTAGGATGCCTTATCGTCCAGACCGCCGAATTTGTGTATGCGCACGATATCAAAAGCGTTGCAGAGTTTCAGGTATGCCGGGTCTTTCGCATGGTGCGAGTACACAAACATATCCTCCTTGATCTCGACACCCGCCATGCTGTGTGCGGTGATGAGATGCCAGCGGTTCTTGTTATCAGTCGGCTCATATACATCAGACAGGAATTCCGACAGGGCTTTGCTGATCGGGAAAAAAGCTCTGTTGAACAGACCGACAGCACCTTCCTTTTCCAGAGGATTCTGCACCTTCTGCTGCGTGACCTGATTCGCCTTGCTCTCCTGGGAAGAGGTCGGGAGCTGTGTCGGATCAGTCCATTCTGGGTGTGCCGACAGGATATCATCGGGATCAAGCCACGCCTTGTCCACTTCCTTGAACTCAAAAGCACCGTTCTGCGGACAGGACGGCCAGTACATAAGCTGATTCGGCTGATAGGAACATTCATCAAAATAATCAATGCCTAGCATCTCAGCGACATACCGGGCGACCGCCACGAACTCCTCCGGTGTCACATCCCGTGTCATCGGAACAAGGATACGTGCTCTGGGGTTCTCAGGCGTACTGGAATGCGTGGTATACAGGCAGGCGGTATACGGCATCGTTGTTTCAAAGTTATCCATGTATTCACGGGTAAGGCGGTCGCCGTCAAAGGAGAGGATAGACCTCTTTTCAACGGTATCGATCTTGCGTCTACCGCCCTTCAGCACACCGCCGACAAAGCCGCCGTGGTCTTTTGCTGCATCACGCTGTGACTTCGACATTTTGGCATATTCCTCGGCGGTTTCCGTGGTTCTCTGCGGAACACGCAGGCGTTCCTTGAGGTCATCATAGCTGATGGTCTTGTTCACCCATTTCTTTGCCTGACAGCTGTTGCCGTAAGCGATAGCAAGTGGTCTCATGTGCATTCCTCCAAATCAGTAGTAAAATAGCGTATCGGGATATGCTTCCGTTTCGCACGGTCAATCTCCGCCTTCATGCCGGGACTGATATAACTGCCGAAAACCCACAACTCCGCACATTTACTCAGCAGTATGATATTCATGAACAGAGCGGTATCCCGTTCTTCCGAGATATCATCATTCATGAACTGCGTGAAATATATGTGCGGTGTTATGGGCAGGCAGTGCATATCGACAGCAAAGCGGCTGTATTTTCGTGCGTTCTCAGTGTTCTTCTCCGTATCTCCGGCATAGGGAGAGCAGATGTAGACGATAGGTCGGAAGGCTGCAGCTTTCGCCGCAGCCTTCTCTTCCTTCTCGATACGGGTAAATGCTTCATATTCGGTGGGGCTGTAATAGCCCTCGCCATTATATTTGTCTGCCATTCAGCCCTCCTTGATCTTTGCGGCATACCATTCCAGATAGCGTTTTCTCTCGTGGTAGTCCGGCACAGACACAAGCAGTCCGATATCGACCTTCTGCAGCGTTTCAAGCAGGTCGATCTGCTCCTGCGTCAGGTACGGGCGGATGCTGGTCTTCTTTTCGATGCCGTGCTGGATTCGGAACTGCTTTGCAGTCATACCGAGAACGATGCGGTTGAGCATATCGCACTCGTTGCTGAAGTGATAAGGCTTCGGATCGTCTTTCAGCAGGCGGATGTTTTCGGTCAGCAGCGGGAACTCCTGTCTTGCTGAGACTAGCGTTTTGATGAAGGCTTCCATTTCGTTGAAGCGATGGATATACAGTTCCTTGAACTGCGCAGCCCTTTTGCCGCGATAGCCCATAGCCAGAAAGACAAAGCCGTCACGAGTCATCACATAACACGGCTGCTTATGCCCCTGTTCGTTGATGTATGTCGACTCCTCAAAATTGAGGAGTCGGAAATTCTCCGAACAATCGAGATTTCTAATGTCACGAAGCACCAAATCGTGCCTCTTTTCAAAGAACTGCGCCACGAAACGGCTGTCAACTCTGACCGTGTCCTGCTTGTCAACGAACACACCGAAGTCATCCATAGGAATTAAAGTCTGCATAATAAAAACTCCTCTCGGAAAATTTGAGGTATCCCTCTACTACTTCATTGGAAACGAGACAGCCGTTTTGACGAAGGGTTCGTTAATTTTTCTGGTAGAAATCGCATTCGTACCCATCAGCCTTGAGAATAAGTCCTTTTGCCCACGACGGGACTCTGCTCATCTGCTCACATACAGCATCTACAGACATCCGCTTATCCGCCTCGATGATGATCTCGTCATGCACCGTTGCTACCATAAAACAGTGCGATAGCGTCTGCATACTGTAAAAAAGCAGGTCGCGAGCGATCGCCTGCGTTACATTCTCTGCGATCTTGCCAGAGAAGGTTTCAAGCCTGTCCCACTTCTTGGCGGTATTCAGCCCCATGTATGTGATACACTTTCCGCCGAACTTACTGCACCCGATCTTGGGTTGAGCATAAGCAAGCCTTCTGCCGGAGGGCAGCGTGATAAAAAGCATACCGCCTGCATACGAAAACAACAGGCCGTGTGTTTCCTGCACCGTTCCCTGAGATACAGCGGTGATCGCTGCCTTCTCCAGATCACGCCAGAGCCGGACGATATTCGGGTTTGCCGCCCGCCATGCATCCACCAGTGGTTTCAGTTCCTCTTCCTTCATGCCGGACTCCAATGCACCCATACTGATCAGCGCACCAACACCGCCACCGTAGCCGCAGGACAGCGTTGCCTGTTTGCCTTTTTGCCGAAGTTCCGAATTTTCACCGTGCTTTTCGACCTTACAGTGGAACATACGGCTTGCTGTAGCGCAATAGATGTCGCCGTTGTTCGCAAAGGTGTCCAGCACCCACTGTTCTCCGGCAAGCCATGCCAGAACACGGCATTCTATCGCCGAAAAGTCCGCTACAACAAACTTGAATCCCGGACGGGGAACAAAGGCGGTTCGGATAAGCTGAGACAGCAGATCAGGCACATTGCCATACAGCATCTCAGCATCCTCATAACTGCCGTATTTGACTGTATCCCGTGCGACCGCTAAGTCTGGGATATGGTTCTGCGGCAGGTTCTGGAGCTGCACGATCTTGGAGGACTGCCGCCCTGTGCGTGATGCACCATAGAAGCTGAACATACCACGGACTCTGCCGTCTGAGCATACTGCCGCCTGCATTGCCGTGTATTTCTTGACCGATGACTTGGATAACTGCTGCCGCAGTTCCAGCACCGTTTTGACCGGCTCTTCCGCTGTCTTCAGCAATGCGGCAACTTCCTTTTTGCCAAGGGAGTCGGGTGTATATCCCTGCTGTTCCAACCAGTCCAGAAGCTGATATACCGAATTCGGATTCTCCACTCCGGTCAGGCGGCTCATCTCCGCTGACAGCGTTGCTTTCGCCTGTGCATCAATGCGGAGCGCTGCATCGGCAAGGTCAGTGTCAACGGCAATGCCGCGATCGTTTATCTCCTGATCCAGATAGAACTCTTCCCAGACAGCAGCAGGAACAGGATAACGTGAGAGCCGTTCGTCAATGGCAAGTTCTGCGACCACATCCTGCCTGTTGTATGTCTTGAAAATCTCCCATTTTTCCGGTGCATCAGAAGGAGCGTGAAACTGCGGAACACCGTCAATAACGACGGCATATGGGACGCAGAAGTATTTGATGAGCGCCTTGCCTTCCGGCATTTTCTGCTGTTCGAGTTTCAGCGCAGCACCGGCATCCGCAAGCGTAGACGGCAGTGCAAGCGTTCTGCAATGTATCATGGTGCAGTGCCAGCCACGGGGGGACAGGTAGTCTCCGACTGTATCTTCGGGGATACTGTAGCTGCGGAAAATATGCGGATAATTATCACGGAGATACTTTGACAGACAGATACGTTCAAAGTTCACATTATGGGCGCGTTTGATGACAGTTTCATCGACAAGCGCACGGAGGATATCTTCGGGAACAGTATCACCGGCAGTGAAGTCATATTGCTGTACCTCTCCGCCGTCAACAGAAATGCTCATAAGCGTTATAGCAAAGTATGGAGAGTCGGCATAGGCATACACGCCGCACTTGGTAATATCACGGTCACTGCGAGTCTCAAGGTCAATTTCTATACAATTCATATCGTCACATCCTTATAGCAACAGAGCCCAGCCGTATGGTATTGGGCTGGGCTCCGGAGTCAATTAGCTGAGAAAATCGTCATCGATGTCTGCAAAGTCATCCTCTGCACGGCTGTGTCCGCCAAGGGGTTCGCCGTCCTTCACCTTCATCAAATTGTTCAGGCCGCAGGCGATGCCTTTTGCCGTTTTGGTCGCATATGCGTAGAAATTGATGCTTGCACGACCGTAAACACCGCTGTATACCTCGGAGGTGTCGATGATCGGCTGACGGTCTGCATCGACCACGCCGGGAGCAGTGATGGAGTTTGCGTTCACGAAGTAGCTGTTCGCATAAGCCGGATCATCGGGACGCTCGGTATCTCCGTCCCTGAGCGGAGTTTTCAAAGTGCTGAGCGGCGGAACGCTCTTGCTGGTACCCTTGAGCTTGCCTGTGCCTTCCTCGTATGCCGCCTGAATCGCTGCCTTGATCTTCTCGATGGTTGCGGTATCGCTCTTCGGGATGATCAGGCTGACCGAGTATTTCGGCTTTGCGCCTTCCTCGATAGCCTTCGGCTGCCACACATTTGCATAGCTCCAGCGGCACACGCCGGTGATCACCTTTGTCGGAATAATCTTCTTTTCCATAGTATCAGTCCTCCATAAAATCGTTTTTGGCTGTATTCCACTCCGCCCTGCGGTCGGAGATAGGAACGAGTGTCGGTTTGCCAGGTGGCTTGTGGATCAGGCCACCGAGCAGTTCTTCAAATTTTCGCTTGCCGAGCAGCTTGGTCATCGCAGTAAGCCCCAGAACCTTGTGTTCATAGGGATCAAAGCCTGCGGCGGTCACTGCATCCGCAACGGCAGCTTCATCGGTGTATTTGCGGACGGAACGCCCCTCGACCAGTTTCCACTGCGACCAGTGCTTTCCGGAGAGAGCCTGCTGCATCGCATAGTCCTTGATGTCGGATATCCACGAGGTGAGGTCATCTGCCTTTGCAAGGATAGCCTCGATCTCATCATCGGTCAGTTCCGGCGGCATTGCGAAATCATATCTCGCAAGCGCAAGGTTGTATTCAGCCCGTTTGCGGCAGGTCTGCTTGACCTTGCAAAAACGGCAGTGTTCACCGGCGCAGAATGCACCTTCACCTGCGAGGGCGAGTACAGCGGCAGGCTTCAAAACAGTATCACCCCACTGGAGCAGTTCTTCTACTGTCTTTGTACAGGTATCACAGTGGTTCAGGCGCGGCTGAAAGATTGTCATCTTCACTTCAGTAAATTCATACAGCGAAGCAAACGCATCTATCGCTCCGAGGCTATAGCACATAAGTTGCGTATTGTCCTGCGCACTGACTTCAAGCTGACCGTATTTCAGATCGCATATATGCAATGTCTGGTCGGAAATCAGCAGGAAGTCGGCAGTGCCGAAGCATCCTTCCGCCCAGCGTTCACAGGACACACGCTGCTCTACAAGGACGGTAGGATCGCGGCATGAAGCACGGGCGGCTTCGATCTGCTCAAGCACATAGTCACGATACTGGTCGGTCGCCTCAGCCATTTCAGCATCGGTGCATTCAGGAATAGAGATATCCTCGCCGAGTGCCTGCCTGATCTTTGCCTCGCCGATAGAATGCGCGAGGGTACCCGCGAGAGCATAACTGCTGTCTGAATCCGGTGCTTTGGCATTCAGCGCAGCAGAGGGCGGACACGAAATCCACATCTTACTCGCCGAAGGCGGCAGGTTGGAATGTACATCAGGCATTCAACTCACCAGCTTCCTCCAGCAGTGTCGGATACTCGGCGGGATCAACAGCACTGAGCTTGTCGCCGCCGTGTTTCTTCAGCAGTTCCTTGACCTGCACTGTCTTACCCGCACGGGACAGTTCCGAAAGAACAGCACGAACCTGCTCAATGGTTACGGTCGGCTTCGGTGCAGGCTGCGATTCAGCCACCGGAGCATCGTCCGTATCGCCTGTGGGCAACTCCTCAAAGGTATTGAGGTAGTTCTCAGTGGTCTGCTGTGTGAACTTCTGCAGCACGGCAGTGAGCGCATTCAGCGCATTTACCAGTTCCATCATCGAATCCATGTTTAAGGGCCTCCTTTGTCAAATTTTTTGCCAATCGTTTTGATACGATGCTGATCGCAAGCAGCGTATCCACAAGTTCCTGAGTCTTTGCATTCACGGTTTATCACCTCCCTCTACTTTCCAATGGAAAGCTGACGGTCGATTTGACGAAGGATTTTCAAAAAAATTCTTCAGTCAGCGTTGCAGTCACTTTTTTCATGCGGGAGAGAAGCGTAGTGCGCGGAATATCCAGTTCCTGCGCAATCTCTGTGTCCGACAGGCCGTTCTGACGCAGTTCAAAGGCACGAAAGATACCCGGCACAAGTTCGTCCATCCTTTTTATAAGTGTTTCGAGCAGAAGCTGATCGGCTGCGATCTCCGCTGTATCCGATGCTTCATCGACCATTCTTTCGAGCATGGTCTCCTCATCGCCTTCGTCATTCGTGGCCGGGCAGTCGAGGGAAAGCGTGTCCCCAGCGCGGCGGTACTTACAGGTGCAGCAGTCCATGTCGCAGTAGCGGTAGTTTGCCTTTGGGCAGGCACAGCGGCCATGATTCTGCTGTGTTCGGCGATAAGCATTGATGTCGCGGTAATAATCATCGTGAACTTCCTTTGACACCTCAATCACTTTGTTCATCTGTCTCAGATAGATTTGCATAAAAAATTCCTCCATTGACGTGAATGGAGGAATCGACCGGCTGCAAAATGGGCGCAAAAACCCTGACCGCGATCCAGATGGATTTCTCCATTCGGATTGCGGCCGCCAGCGCATAAGGCAGCCGTACATATTAAATTTCGACTGAAACTGTCTGTTGCGCCACCGCTGATCAGACGGCGCAGACAATCTCAGTAAGCAGTTTTATGTCATGCTTGGGACAATGCTATTGACTTTTCCTTACCTATGGTGTACAATCAAGGTAGGTATACTGGTGGAAGCACTGGCAAGCCGTTGTAACGGCAACAGAGATTGTATCCTGCAATCAAAGCTTGCCCTACTGCATAGCTGAGAACTGTCTCGAAACCGCCACGCATACCTAAACCACCTTGATTACGCGGGGTGCCTATGTTCGACATCAGGGCTACATCATAAGCGGCTCCATGAAGTTGATTCATAAGCAAACCCGTGGATGCGTAAGGATTTGCATATCCTGCTTGAATTTGCTGCCAGCTTTGTTGAATTGCTGTGTTTACGCACGATGCAAATTCTGCTGGATTGGTAGGCATTGATTGCCCACCCAATGAAATTGGTAGATCATACATCATATTGGTGTACCTCCTATTGTTTTTGCGGATTTAATTGCCGTCTGATTTCATTATAACTCTCAACGACCTGAAAAGCTAAGACAGAAAATTTAGGAGAATTTTCCCCGCGCTTTATTACTCACAGGAGGTGCTATTATGAGGCGAGAAAACGAGAATCTATCTGATTATTTACTTAGAATTCACGAAGAAGAATTAGGGTATGAATACCGTTCCGAAGAGGTACAAGCAAGAGTTCTTGTTAGAAAATATAAAGAATTCATCAAAGTTCTTAATCTACACGATGATATGACAGAAGAAGAAGAGAAACTGTTCCGGGAATTCGTTCGTACAAATGAAACACTAAAATCCTTTTATAAAAAAGGATCAGGGCACTCCGAAGCGGCAAAAAAATTACAAGGGCTGTATTATTTCGCTAATAGTTATTACGAAAATGAACTATATCCTCGCTATGTTAAGGAAGCAAATTGCCTTCGACCAAAAGAAGCACAGATTCATATGATGGATATGGCGCGCTTGCATTCTGTTCCGAAAGGGCTGGAACCGAATTCATTCCTTCAACATCTAGAAGAGCAATGGGATGCATTCATGAAAGATTATGTATATGTCGTTTCTTCTCCTGAAATTGAAGGACATTCTCTTTCTCAAGCTGTGGACGATGAAATCGAGTACTACAAGTACAAATACAACAACTATAATAAACCATCAGGAGAATTTGAAGGTGCGGAAATAGAGTACTACAATGGGCAAAATGACAATCCGTATAAGAACTTGTATATCTACTGTCTTTTCCAGTATGTAAGCTATTTCTTAGCAACAAAACTACCGGTCTTTTCAGTAGAAAAGTTTACAGGGATTGAGGCGTTGAAAGCATATAAAGATAAACATACACTGTCTTTAAGGGATGTTGCTGAAGCCTATTCGCTCATCGACAATACAACAGCAGATAAAGCATATGAACGTTTAAAAAAGCAATTTCAGAAATATGACTATTTTGAAGGGTACAAAAATGGAATCGGTGAATACCAATTTCACGATATTACGGAGCCATTAGCTTTTTCAGAAACGTACAGAAAAAAGGATACTATTCCGTCAGACTACACGGATTTCATGATTCGCTATGTGTATTGTAAACTCATTGCTTTTGCAATTGATGGTAAGATAGATAACATCTCTGCTCTGAAGAAGTATCATTCTTTCTTCGAGGAGTCCTATATGGAACTGATTAAGACGGTTTATATATCTGATGCAAAATTCAGCACATTTCTGGATATCCTTATCGGTACCGCAGGCAGAATCAGTCTTAGGTTATTGGCCCCTAAAGAAAAAGTGGATATGATGGTGTAATGAGCGTCATTTATCGTTCTCGACTGTTATCAAATCGTCACGTAATAACTCAAGTTCCATCGTCCCGAGTGTTTCTGGTGAGCCGCCGTGAAGCATTAATAGCGAATCACAGATATTTGTTTCCAAGTACGCACCTATGCTGCTGAGTAGAGTTTCCACTTGACTTTCAGCAATCATTCTTTCTGTAATTGTCATCGATTTGACCTCCTTGTGTCTTTGATTTCTGCTTCCAGTATACAGCAAGGTAATAAAAATGACCATCAAGTGTCACTTGATGGTCAAAAAGCACGCAAAAAGGGGCTATTCCACTAATTCCAATTATAGGAATCAGCGGAATAGCCCCTAAATATGTTATAGAGCATCAAGTGGCACTTGATGCTGAGAAGCACCAAATCACCATTTTCTGCGTTTTGCACAAATCACAATAGTGATAGTAGTACATTATTACTACGAATCCAGTTCACATAGAGTCACCTTTAGCTTTGCTTGATTGAGGTACATTTGCCAGCGTTCTATGGTTTCATCCGTATGCTCGTCCACAAGCCATTTGAAGAACCTGCCTTCCATTGTATTCGGAAAATCCATTCCGATTTTTTTCATCAGGTCATAGCAGTATTCTTTGTTAAGGTTCAGACCAATAAACAGCTTCAGCAATGTCTGGAAAGTAACGGACTTGTCCGTCTTATTGCGTAATTCGCTTATTGTCTGCGTACTGAGGTTTGAACGCTCACTTAGCATCTCCGCAGTAAGTCCTTTGCGAGTAATATGATAGTCGACAGTTTTATGGAATGAACCGGGCAGTTCATCGAAATCGCTTTCAAACTGTTGTGACAGCTTAACAATTTCTGCAATGGCAGCAGCCTCTTCCTCGGTCAATTGGTTCTTGGCGAGTTTAGCATCATACTCCGCTTCGAGCAAGGAATCGGCTGTGACCTCACGGCACAAGAAGCAGGCACGGTAAAACGAGTCATCATAATCCAGCTTGATACGCTTTTTACAGGCGAAAAGGAAACAGCATTCATCGACATGATCCAGTGCATACTGCGTCATTACCGGCTGCTCTTCATCATTAAACTGAATATACTTCGGAGCATTTATACAGAGCATATTGTTAACAAAAACAATCTTGTCCTCTGCGTACAGTGCATCCAGAACCGGATGTGTTATGATCATACGTAGTGCGCTGATAGAATCAACTACGAAGCTGCCGTTCTTGCCAATAATCTTAGAACCAAAGGAGAAGTGGGGGATGGACTTTCCTTCTATGTATACATATGTACCATGTGCTTGTTCAAAGCCCAACTCAATAGCACGGAGTTTGGCTGCAAGTCGGGAAACCTGAAAGAAATCAGCAGTATCCTGAATTGCCTGAGCCATTACTTCCGCATCTCTGGTACTTGCTGGCATACACTGACGCAAATCATGAAGTCGATCTTGAATGAACTTTTTAGTAGTAGATGCGGGCATCAGGATTTTCGGAGCAAGGGTGTTTGCCTGCCACTCGATCCACTCCAATGGGGTTGAGTTCGCCCTCTCCTTACCATAAGCCTCTACTATCTCGCAGGAAATAAAGCGATACTCCTGATTCAATAGGCGCATCAATTCAAAAAACATCTTGTGCCGCTTCCAGTGTACACATTCATGAATAATAGTGTTATTCATTGTTCCGATATTGTGCATGAAAAAGACATCGGGATTTACTAGCATAGTTCCCGGTGGAACAGTGATACCCTCAGTCTCAAAATAACTGTCGTCTTTATATACTGTGACTGTAGTTGTTACAAAATAGGTTTTACCGAAAATGTTATCATCAAGCGGTGCAGGATACAACTTCATTCCGAGGTCACTTACAATTTCTTGTACCGGCAGTGGCATAGCTGTGTCCAGTGCCCGTGCACAGTGGTCACGCAGGAAATCTTCTGCAACTTTATCGGCATCCTCGCTGTAGAGATAAGGAACAAGATAGTGGTCGAGGGCAGTTTCCTTATCAAATCTATCTTTACTGTACTCTTCTACACGAACGATTCTGACATTATGCAGTCCATTCTTCAGGATGCTCTCGCAGTATACAGACATCCAAACTGACTTAGTATCTGATTCATAATCATAGCGTGACTTTCCATAAACATTTACATCGGCATTTATGCTTAACCGGAAATGCAGAGCATCTCCGCCGGAGGTCTTAAAGGTCACACCCATAACATGATAATCATCCAACTCAAATCTGCTAACGTCTGGGATAAGGTGCATTGCCAGAAACGAAGTTCCTTTTTTCTGGCAGAGGAAGCCTTTGACTTTGTTGTAGATATCATCGTAATAGTTGTCGTACATATACTCTTCAAAAGTGCGGTAGATCTTCATCTTGGTGACTCCTTTCGATAGGGTATTCACATATACTATATATATTATACCACAATATGACGGATTTTGCAAGTGGCTTAGACTACTTAATTATACATTCCTAAAGAAAAATCGTGCGTTCGCAAGATTAATTTGCGATTTCTCTTGCATTTTGAATCGAGATATGATATAATAGTATTTACAATGCTATGTGAAAGTCCTACGGTAAAATGTCAATAGGCAAAAAGTAGAAAAACAAGGAAGAAATCCATACATTCTGCCTAAGAAGAGACAAAAAGGGTACTCCTACTAAAGCTTGCGCCGAAAAATTTTTTCGATGGGCTGGAGGTGCCGGATCAATACTCCTCCGGCGGGATATACAGGCGGTTAGTCTTCAGCAGTGTATAGACTAACCTGACTAACTTTCTGGCAGTGAGAGCGAATGCACGTTTGTGATTGTGCTTGTTAGCCTCCTTGTATTTGAGACTGTAGAAGCGCTTGAACTCCGGATCGCATCTTCTCAGAGCGTTTGCGGCTTCGCACAAATAATATTTCAGATGATGGTTACCGCCCTGGATCATACGCTTGTCCTCAGCTTCAAAGTCACTGGACTGGTGCTGAGTCCAGACAAGACCAGCGTATTTTGCAACGCTTGCCTGACTGGGAAAACGGTTAATATCACCGATCTCAGCAATGATTCCGGCAGCATAGACGTTGCCGATGCCCTTGATCGAGGTCAGTGTCTGCGGGATCATTTCAAGCATTTTTTCAATCGCCTTGTCGTATTCCTTGATCTGCTTCTGGAGCAGACGTATGGTGTTCATAGAGATGACAATCATCTGCTTGGCGGCATCCGCAATGACCTGCGGCGGACGGTAAGAATTCTTCGCAGCACGCTGAACAGCTTCCGCGATCTCTTCTGGATTCTCAAAGTGATTTTTTCCGTGCTTACGAATAAAATCCGCTAGCTCATCGGTATTCATGTACGCCAGCTCATCGAGCGAAGAGAACTCCTCAATCAGAGCCATTGACGTTGCACCGAATTTATCGGAGAAGATTTTCTCCTGTGTCAATCCGGAAAAGCTAATGAAAACGGTGTTCAGAAGACGCTGCTTTTCCCGTGTCAGTTCCTGTACGAGCTGGTGACGCGCTCTTGTATACATTTTGAGCGCCTGATACTTGTAATCGTCCATGTAGACCTCCTTATTGATTCTGCCGAAGCGAAGGTGGTCAGCAATGACGAAGGAATCGACATAATCGTTTTTTGGAAGATCGGAATAGGCATCCCGGAACTTTTTGACCTGCTTGGGATTGAGCATATGCAGGCTTCTTTCAAATCGTCCAAGACTGCCACTTTCACGAAGAAAACGCATGAGATTATCACCGTAAACGGAAGTCGCTTCCATGCCGATCACAACCTTTGGAATATCCTGCAAGAGAAGCACAGAGGTAACTCTGTCAACAATTATTTTTGCACCATTCCTGTTATTCGGTACAGAAAACGAACTATGTTTACTGCCGTCAGAATACATGAGATAGCAGACGTTATTCTTGCTGCTGACATCAATGCCAACATAAAGTTTGTCTTGATTCATATTTTCCACCTCCCTTCATCGGGATTTGCGATCAACAGGCATTCAGCTACCCATGATACTGTGGCATCATCAACCTCGCTTATCAGAATCCACTCCGGGTGGCTCCGATGCGATGATCCGTACTGCCTGTAAAAACGGATGGAACACATCCCGGATAAACAAGCCTACGTGTAAGCAGCTAACTCACAGCTCTGGGGAACAGACTCTCTACGGAAGCAGCCATGCGGCTCGACTGAGGTGAAACAGAACTTGTTCCTGCTGATCACAGCTATTTTATCATGGGTATGTGAATGCCTGTTGATTGTTTGATTAAACCCGGCGGAACTCCGCCGCAGCATTGAAATCTCCATTCGCTACGCTGATTCCGATTTCAATGCTGCCCTTCTCAACCAAGCGTAGCAGAGGTTCATTGGGGTGCTCTTGAAACTACCCTAAAATCTATTCGAGGTGATTATATGTCCATAAGCTATAAAAAGCTTTGGAAGCTATTGATTGATAGAGAAATGAAAAAGAAAGACCTACAAATAGCGGCCGGAATCAGTTCCGCCTCAATTACCAAAATGGGCAAGAATCAAAATGTTAGTACAGAAACCTTACAAAAAGTATGTACAGCACTTAATTGCAATATAGCAGATATCATTGAAATGACTCCAGAGAACAATGAGTCATAAATAATAATTTACTCTTACTTTGGAGGTATTACAATGGCAGCGAAAAAGCCTATCTTAGTTTCTCTTTTCTCAGGCTGCGGGGGGCTTGACCTCGGATTTGAGTGTGCTGGATTCAAGCGCGTTTGGGCAAACGATTTTGACAGCGATGCACAGGCCATATTCTCGAAGAATCTGGGACCTATTGATGGTCGCGACATTAGAACAGTCCCCTCAAGTGAAATCCCGGCTTGTGAGGTATTAACAGCAGGATTCCCATGCCAGCCATTCTCAAATGCAGGAAACCGGAAAGGCGTTAATGATTCTCGTGGTATGCTCTATCAGGAGTGCCTTAGAATTATTGCTGACAAAATGCCGAAAGTTATTTTATTTGAGAATGTACGTGGATTACTATCTACTAAATATATCGATGGTCGCAAATTGATAGATGTTATTAAAAGCGATTTGGAGTCTATGAATGATGTTGGCTACAATGTCACATACGAACTTGTAAATGCCAGCGATTATGGCGTTCCCCAAAATCGCTATCGTTTAATTCTTGTCGGTATCCGTAAGGATCTCGGCATTACATTTGAATTCCCAGAGAAGGTTCAGGATAAAAGCAACTTAACTCTTCGACATATTCTTGATATTCCAGAAGATGCCCCTAATCAGGTTGACTGGGAATTATCTCCTCAAGCTATGGCAATGGTCGAGCAGATTCCAGAAGGCGGATCGTGGAAGAACATCCCATACGAGAATCTTGCACCAAGATTTCAAAGAATCCGTGACGATATGCAGCGTTACCATGCACCGAATTTTTATCGTCGTTTTTCAAGAGATGAAATTAATGGTACTATAACCGCTGCTGCACAACCCGAAAACTGCGGAATTATTCACCCTGTTCATAATCGCCGGTACACTATCCGAGAGATTGCGCGTATTCAGTCATTCCCCGATGACTTTGTTTTCATTGATGACACACTCAAAAACATTGTTGCAATGTATAAGGTGATTGGAAATGCAGTTCCGGTAAAACTGGGGGAAGCTATGGCCACCGCTATTATGCAACAAGTATTCCGAAAGAAAAAGGTGAAATAACAATGGGAAAGATTTATGTATCAGCCAGCACCTTAGATGAGGCTATAAACTACTTTACTCATACAGAATACTCTTCGCCAGAACAGTTAGGCTTGTTTTTCTTGTTTAAGGGCATGAAGTTTAATAGCAAGGAATACCACACCTTTTACAAAGAGGGCGAAGCAAGAAAAAAAAACACATTGCTCATGTATTTCCTGTGTGGACTATTTGATTCAAGGACAGAAAACGGCGGAAAGCGATGCGGCTTATTTCCGTTTTCTTTTAGCACCAGAATTAAAGCTGGAAACTATTATAATGGCGGATCAGAGTTCAGAAAACTTCTTGGAAGAGTAAAGGATACTATGGATAATGCTCTTATTGATGAGAGTAATTATTTGCGGAAAGATGAGCTGGATACAACAAAGTATAAATTCAGACCTGATTATATTCCTTTCCTTTATGACAATTGTTTGCATGAAAATAAGATTCCTTTAAAGTATTTTGCTGCTTGGTATTTCCGCTTTTTCCCATTTGAGGTTGATGACTCTTGGATTTCTGAACCATCTGACGAACGTTATGAGGATTTTACTCGAATCTGTACGAAGGAACTTATAAGAGCATTGAATCTTACTGCCAAAGAGTTATCAAATCTATTTGACACCGAAACTGGTCTCATTACATATCAAGACACCCAGATCACCGGTGATGAACTAAGGAGCAGGCTGACATTTGACGGTGATGCTACTTCCCCTGAAATATCCGCACTTACTGTGCCCATTGACTACATGGACACAACCTTTGAGTTTTCTGCCGAGCAGGTGAATGAACTTATCACACCACACGGCAACAATATTACAGCCGAAAAATTGCTTTCGCTTCTTCTGGGTACAAAGCAAGTTGTATTAACGGGGCCTCCCGGAACAGGAAAATCCTATATTTCTGGTATTATCAAAAGGAGCTTTGATACTACATATCTTGTTCAATTCCACCCGAATCTCACTTATGAACAATTCATAGGCGGAAACAAATTTGCTGAGGATGGCAGTGTAATTCCACAGGCCGGAGTATTTCTTGAATTTTGCGAGACGGCTCGTAATGATACTCAGCATAAATACCTCTTCCTGATTGATGAGATTAACCGTGCTAATGTCTCGAAGGTTTTTGGTGAAATAATCCTTACACTTGACAGAGAGTATACTGCCCAACTCCCTGCAGAACTGAAAACCAAAGAGGGTACGCTTATTTCAGAATTTTCGATTCCTGAAAATGTGTACATTCTTGCTACTATGAACTCAGCAGATAGAAGTATCGCACTTGTCGACTACGCCATCAGACGCCGATTTGCATTTGTGAATTTTTACCCCAACAGCGAGATTATTGACTATATGTCGGACTATTCAAACCTTCCAGCCATCAAGGTTAGCAAATTGATGAATGGAATCAATAGTAAGTTGCTGTCTGTGCTTGGAGATGCCGATCTTCTGCTTGGTCAATCATATTTTATGCCAAAATGGGCTATTGATCCTAACACGCATAAAATACTGTGGAGTGAAGAGGTGCTTCTCTCCCTCTTTAATTACTATATCTTGCCTATTATAGAGGAATATACATATGGAAACAAGCGATATCTCACTAATATTCTTGGAGATAAGCTTCCAACACGCATTGACGATTCTTCTGAATTCATGCGTGAAATAAGGTATCAGTTTGGAAATTGAGGTGAAGCAATTTGATTACCTCAAAACTTGTTGAACAGGGAGCTTTGCTTCGCTTGAATAAAGAAGAGGTGCCCATTATTCAGAAGCTCCTTTCAAATAAAGGAATGTCATGGGACAGCTTAGATGCATCGCAAATGGTCATGAAGCTTCCTCAACAGTATATAGGATACATAGGCTTACCCAGTCGACGAATCATCATCAAGCCAAAACATAGTGGTGTCACGATCAGTCATATTTTGCGCATATATTATTTCCTGTATTCGGCAGAGTATACTGATCTTGATACACCCATGTATGATGTTGAAGGCGGAAATGATGTAAATCTCTCTGCCATGTTCATCAAAGAATTGCTGGAGATTGTTCATCGCGGTTTGCCAGTAAGCTATACATTACGAGAAGATTCACTGAATTATGTTCGTGGGAATATGCTCGTGACACAGACAAAAATGAACATACTAATGCATAAATCAGATTCTTTTGTTTGCGAATTTGATGATCTTACAAGAGATATTCCAATTAACCGAGTGCTATTAGCAGCAGCAAAAAAGCTTGAAACGCATACCAAAAGCCCGGAACTTGCGTATACTATTCGGCAATTTGGAAATGTGGATTACAAGAAATACCCGGCAGAAGTATCAACAAATAAGAACACGGCGTATTGTAAAAAAGCAATTTCCTTAGCTTATATGATTTTGAACGATTTAACTATATCAACTGTTGGGGAAAAGGCCGCTGGAGAAAGTCTACTTATCAACTTTGATAGGGTTTACGAAGATTTTATCAAAAAGGTTCTTATGGTTTATTCTTCGCTGGGAAAGTTTAGCTATTGGACTGCCGGAAAAAGTTATGCATACTGTTCAAATGATGATGGACATATTGAGCGAGATTACTTGCCCGATTTATTATTTGATTACTACGAGGAATACGGAAAACCACACGCAAGAGCTATACTTGATATGAAGAATAAGACATCCTCGCCTTTTCATAATCCAGATGTTTATCAAATGTCTTTTTATTCCCAGATGCTAAGCTGCAAAAAAGTGATTCTGTGTTATCCTGCAGGGTATGATAAACCTTCATGTGCCTTGCGCTTTGTAGATGAAAATTTCCACCTTCAAAAAATATATGCTGCTTACATGAATATAGCTGGTAACACTGCTGCAGAGTTCAAAAACAACATCAATTCTTTTGTATTGAAGATAGAGTGCCTATTGTGAATCAACATAACAAAAGCCGCTGAGTGGTACATTCTACTCGGCGGCTTTCTACATTTTAACGAACGCCCTATAATTCAACGAACAGCCTCAGTTCGTTGAATTATGCATCCAACAGCATTCAGCATCTCCGGCGACAGGGCAAAAAAATAAGACCTCGTCGGTCTGCCGTTTGCAAAAATCCCTGAAATCAAGCCTTTTTGCGGTATTCTTTGTATCAATCCCGTAACTGCTTTATCATAGACACGACAGTTTTCAAACGGCTTCAAAATCTCAACAAGCGTTTTTACCACACTTGATGGTGTGTAGAATTCGCCGCCTTTTTGTCCTTCCTTTTCTGCAAACATTGCAATGCAGTACTCATAAGTACGACCAAACAAATCCTCATCTTGTCCAGTTTCGCTCATGTCAATGTTGTTTGTAAAAATATCTACAACATCGCCAAGGACACGTTTGTCCAGATCAGGGCTTGCGTAGTTTTTGGGCAGAACATCTTTGAGAGACTTGTTTTCCTCCTCAATTGCCCGCATAGCATCGTCAATTACAGTACCAATTTCAGGCGTGTGAGCTGCCTCTGCAATCTTGTTCCATCTCGCATCTTCTGGAACAAAGAAGATGTTATCCATTGTATAGGCATCTTTATCATCTTCGAATCCATCGCCTTCATCAACCAACTCCTGATATTTCTTATCAAAAGCACAGGATATGTACCGAAGGAAAATCAATCCAACAATAACCTTTCGATATTCTGCCGCAGGAATGTGTCCCCATAACACACAAGCAGCATCCCATATTTGTTTTTCAAATCCAATGTTAGCGTTTGTTTTTTCTGCCATTATTGACCTTCCAATCTGTTTTCATGTCTTTATCTGTAACTTTCTTGCTACAATGTTTTATTCAAAGTTATTATACCACAATATGTCGAAAAGTTCAAGCGATATGTGTATATTTTTATTAAAAAAACCAACTACTTTGAGATAGCTTATTTTATTTCAATCCGGCACATCTGCTCTACGCCAATCACCATCCCATCCACAAACTTCATCACTCGCTTCTCCGCATCATAGAATCGGAAATTCCCGGTATAAGTCATATACCTGCCGCCATCTTTTTTGGTATCCGGCTGAAAGTATGTTACCGTTACCAGCGGACGTTCTTCTTCATGCCCCAGCAGTTTCTGAAATGCCTGATTCAATGCATCGATAGCGTCTTCCGACAGTTCTTCTCTGCCGTCAGTCGATCTAGCAGCTTCTCCGATCTCCTCGTCATAACCAACCAGTGCCGCAAACGGAGCGAACTGTGCCGCACGGCTTTCCAAGGACATTGGTGTATGATGCTTTAGCTGATAGCGTTCATGATTCCGGATGTCCTCATAGTTCCTCATGCCTTATGCCCTCCAACCTGTTCATTTCGTTCCATGGTCGTTGCACCTTCCCGAAAGTTCATGCCTTTTAAGATCGCATTTTTTCCATAGCGATCCTTGATACTTAGGATCGCTTCCTGCAACTGGTGCTCTTTCTTCAAGGACTCTTGCTCCTGTTTTCGCTTTTGTTCCTGTGCCTCCACATCATCAAACAGACTGTACTGCATCACTTCATCCTGCACTTCGCCCTCTGGAATTACATGATTCGCCGTGATGCTCATTCTCCGCACCTGCAATTCCGGATCAACGATCTGGTCGTAGAGAGAAAGTACTTTTTCCATAATGCGTTTGGTAGAAGAAGTCTGCTTTCCGAGGTTCACCGAACCGTGTGCGGCTTTGGGGATTTTCTTGCCGTAGCGGTCTTTTTTCAGTTCACCCCGGTATGTTTCCGGGATTCCGGTGTGATCGTATCCCACCATCAAAACGATCTGATCTGCAACCATTTTCTTTCGCACCAAATCTAACACCAGTAACTCGGTCATTTCCCGAACGATCAGCCGTCCCTTCTCAAAGTCGTAGGGACAAGGAAGCACCTGTCCCTGACTGATGCTATGCCCTTTGGGCTGATAGCTTTTAATTGCCTGCATGGTACAAGGTTCATACCCCCAGGCATGGTCGATCAGCAGTTCCGCAGCCACGCCAAACATCCGGAACAGCAGGTCTTCTCCGTGCTCTGAAAAACGTGCCAGATCTCCCATGGTAAAGATCTGCATCTTTTCCAATCGCCTGGCATAGCCGCTGCCAATTCTCCAGAAGTCCGTCAGTGGGGTATGACTCCACAGCTTTTTCCGATAGGACATTTCGTCTAGTTCAGCGATTCGTACCCCATTCTCATCCGCAGGAATTCTCTTTGCGACAATATCCATGGCGATCTTAGCGAGGTACAGATTGGTTCCAATGCCGGCAGTCGCTGTAATGCCTGTCTCTTGCAGTACTTCCCGGATCATTTTTCTCGCCAGTTCCTGCGGTGTGCAGTGATAGGTTTTCAAGTAACCTGTTGCATCGATAAAGACCTCATCAATGGAATACACATGAATATCTTCCGGCGCAATGTACCGCAAGTAGATTTCATAGATCTTTGTACTGATTTCCATATAGCGTGCCATCTGCGGCGGTGCAATGACGAAATCCAACTGTAAAGACGGATTCTGACCAAGTTCCGAAGCAAGACAGGATTTTCCCGTAAATTCGTGATTTGACAGCTTTTGCAGACGCTGTGCATTGACTCGTCTCACGGTTTCAATCACCTCGAACAGTCTCGCTCTGCCCGGAATGCCGTACTGTTTTAAGGCAGGTGTGACCGCAAGGCAGATCGTCTTTTCCGTTCGACCGGCATCTGCTACTACCAGATTGGTGTTCAGCGGGTCTAGTCCTCGTTCCACGCACTCCACAGATGCGTAAAAACTTTTCAGATCAATGCAAATGTACGCTGCCATCGTGACACCTCTATTTCTTCTGATTTCCTTACTAGTAGTATATCATATTTTACTCAAAGATACAAGAAAAGCCCTGCATTTCTGCAAGGCTTTCCCGTTGTAGAGCAGTCTTTATTTTACTGCTTCATATAAAACGCACACTCGTATCCATCTGCACGTAAAAGCAGACCTTCTGCCCATTCCGGCGTTTGTCCCATCAACTCACAAACCTGTTCCACAGAAACCTCCGGCGTGCATTCTATGATAACTTCATCATGCACATGACCGACGATCTCCATGTCCTGCATGTTCTGCATCGCATATAGGAGCAGGTCTCTTGCCACACCCTGTGTGATGTTCTCCACAAGCTTTGCTCCGTAGGTCTTTAACCGATTCCACTTGTGGCTGTTGTCTATGCCCTCATAAGTGATGATATTCTTGCCGTTGTCATCTTTCTCAACCTTTGGTCTTACGTAAGCAAGCCGGCGTCTGGAAGGCAATTCGATAAAGAAGATACCGGATTCATATGAGAAACGTAATTTGCCGCAGGTCATGCCGCACTGGTCTGTGATGACCTTTTCTGCCGCACGCTGTACATCACCCCAGAACTTTACAATGTTGGGAGAAGAGTTCCTCCAATCGTCTACCAGTTTGAACAAATCATCGTCAGAAAGCTTTAATTCCGTGCCGCCCATTGCCTTGATCGCACCGATAGAACCGCCGTAACCGCAGGCTAACTCTGCGATCTTGCCTTTCTGCCGCAGATGTCCGTTTGTACCGTTTTTCTCCACTGGGACACCGAACATTTTCGATGCCGATGCACAGTAGATATCCTCACCGTTAGCAAATGCCTGCATTCGCCACTTCTCATCTGCCAGCCATGCAAGAACTCGTGCTTCTATGGCGGAGAAGTCTGCAACCACGTATTTCTTTCCTTCCGGCGGGATGAATGCTGTGCGGATGAGCTGGGAAAGCACATCCGGAACGTCATCATAATTTTCCTTTATGGTATCAAATTCACCGGTCCTGATCTGTTCCTTCAGCTCTGCTAAGTCGTCCAAATGATTCTGCGGCAGGTTCTGCAGCTGGATCAGCCGTCCTGCAAATCTGCCGGTGCGGTTAGCACCATAGAAGCTGAACATTCCTCTTGCACGACCATCTGCACAAACAACACGAAGCATCGTGGTATATTTCTGGACGGATGACCTGGAAAGCTGCTGATATAGGCGAAGCACTTCCTGTACTTCCTCCGGAGCTGATCCGGAAATTTTCTGCATGAACTTTTTGTCCAGCGTATCCGTTTCAATGTCCCTGCACATCAGCCATTCTTTCATTTGCACCGGAGAGTTGGGATTGTCCAGTCCGGTAAGCTCTTTGAGCTTCGGCAGAAGTGCTTTCTTTACCTGTCCGTCCAGTTCAACTGCTTTTTTCGCAAACGATGTATCCACCAGAATGCCCCGGTCATTGATCTCCTGATCGATGTAGAACTCCTCCCACACAAATTCCGGCACCGGAAATTCAGAGAGATACCGCTGTATTTTCAGTTCTACTTCCACATCACGCCGGTTGTATGCCTTGAATTTTTCCCACTTCTTAGGAGCATCCGATTTATCATGAAATAAAATACTTCCATCCGCTTCCTGGTGCAGTGTGCAGAAGAATCGGATCAGTTCCTTGCCCTCTGCCATCTTTTTTTCTTTTAACCGGAGAAGTCTTCCCATGTCGTCCAGTGAGGACAGCATACCGAGGTAACGGCAGTGTATCATGTCACACTGCCATGATACCGGATCCAGATAGCTGCCTGTGGAATCCTCAAAATCAAGCATCTCCGGATACTTTCTGCGTAGGTATACAGAGAGGCAGATGCGTTCGAAATTGACATGGAACGCCTTTTTGATGACAGTCTTGTCTGTGAGTGCATTCCGAACATCGTCCGGCAATGTTTCACCGTTGGCAACGTCACAGGTTGCTACCGGACCATTGTCCACAGCGTAAGAGACCAGCAGCAAGTCGAAATACTCCGACTCTGCATAACGGTATACACCGCAGTCCTTGATATTCTCGTCAGATGCCGTTTCAATATCTATGGTGATCTGTTTCATTTTTTTATGCTCCTTTCCTGGAGGAAACCCTTCTTGGTCTCCCGATCCACACAAATGTTTTTCTTGAGATGTACACGAACTGTATCATCGACCTCTATCCGATCGACCGTATCTTCCAGAAAGCCGAGTACGTTCTCGTTTCGGTTTTCCATAACATATTCTGTAAATCTGTCACGGATCCGGTCAATGTCCTCCGCTGCAAACACCTTTTTGGCAGCCTCATATTCGCTGATCCGACGGTCGATCTTTGCTATCCGCTTATCCAGTCTTTTGATCTTGTCGATGATGGATTTTGTACCGTCTCCGTTCTCAGCGATATCCATCAGATTGCTGCACCGTTTTTCTGCATTTTCCTTATCACTCCGCAGTACTTCTATCTGCAGGTCGATCACACGTTCCTGTATCTTGCCGTATGCGTTGAGCTTATCGACAAGCTCCTCATAATTCTCGGGAGAGAAGATACATGCCCGGAGTCCGTTGATGACCATATCGTCCAGATACTTTTCGTTTACAGTCTTTACAGCAGGGCAGCTGCAGCTGAACCGGTACTGTTTGACAGGGGCATTGTTTTTGCTGGTCCTGCTGTACTGTACATGACCGCTGAGCTTTTTGCCGCATTTTCCGCAGAAGACCTTTCCGTTAAACGGATAGTAATTCTTGCCGTTGTAGTTGCGGATCCGGTTCTTGTTGTCATGGAGCCGCTCCTGCACCTTGTCAAACAACTCTTCGCTTACGATCGGCTCTATTGCACCGTGCACCTGATAGTAGTCCTCTTTTTGCTGATGGCTGTTCCGCATCCCACGGAAATCTTTGGATGCCCGTTTGTTCCAGAAGTATGTGCCGCAGTACTTTTCATTCTCCAAAATCGTTTTAATGGAGGTGCTCTTAAAATTACCACCCTTCACAGTTGTGAAACCGTTGTCATCGAGCCATTGCGCGATCTGCTTGTAACTCATGCCAGCCGCATACATCTCAAACATCTTTCGGACTGCCGGTGCCTTGGCTTCATCGATATAGAGCTTCTTATCCGAACCAACTGTATACCCGTATGGCGGAAGTCCGCCGTTATGAAGCATTTGTTCTGCGTTGACCCGAAGCCCCTTCATTGTTTCCTTGCTTAATCTTCGGGAGTATTTTTCAGCAGAGGCGGCTTCATCAAGGATCTCTGACATACAATCCTCATCCATAGAATTCAGCCCGTCTGTGGTAATAACAGCGATTCCTTTGCATTTCAGGGTATAGATATCATTCAGCTGATTGCGGACGTTTCTGTGAAGGCGGTCAAGGTGATGGAGCAGCACGCAGGTCACTTCCGGATGCTTCTCCAGATATTCCATCATTTGCTGATAGCCCGTTCTGTTTTGCACAGAAGTACCGCTCTTCGCCAGATCATGAAAGGCTTCCACAATTTTTAAGTGGTTTTTCTTTGCGTAATCTTTGATCGCCTGTTCCTGAGCACACATGCTGTTGTTGTCCACCTGATTCAGAGAACTGATCCGGCGGTACGTCACAGCGAGCCGGGAATGTGCAGATCGATCCATCGTCATAACAATCTCATTCCTTTCTCAAAAAAACATCTTATCTATATTAAGCTGAAGGGGCTTTACCGCACCCTTCAGACAAAATATGCTTCATCCATTTCTTCCGGTTTTTCTGCTGTTTCTACGTAAATTCTGTAGAGCAGCTTTATCACGCTTTCGGGCAGTTCTGCCCCTGATTTATCTGATACGGTTTCCATGCCGGTATAGACATGGCAGCCGTTTTTGTAATTTGTGTGTTTTAGGAAATTTCTATCAAATTCGAATTCCTTTGCCTTCATGCTTCATCTAACCCTTCATAATGTGTTAAAACAAATTCCAGTGTCATACAATCGTCATCTCCCGTTCCCTCGTCCGGCAGGATGAGCTCATAACAATTTACCAGCGTCCCGTTAAACCGCTGTCGATTTTTCAGGGCATTTTTCTTACGCCGAAGCAGATAGCCGGCTGCATCCAGTTCCTTTACTACCAGATCAGTGTTGGAAGCCCCATATTCTGACAAGATTCGCAGACACAGCTCATCTATGAATGCGACTGTATGATTGGCTTCATTCTTCTTGATGCCCTCCTGGTACGGGTGCATTGCAGCATAGGTCACCAGGTGCTGATAGTACTTGTCAGCGACATTCGTTTTCTCACGGATCGATCCATGGTTCTCTGTCAGAATGGCTGTGATCCCTTCCACGTCCATCGCTACGCCATGATCAGAAAGGACTTTTGCTGCCAGAAGGAGCAGTGCATATTCATTGATCAGCCGTTCGGTAAGATCAAAGTATTCTGTTTCTGGAATGGCATCCCTCATGGCGGTTCTGCATTCCTCGTACTTTGCCTGAATGGTTTCAGGTTCTGCTTCCAGTAAGTATTCAGACAGCGTTTTTCCCAGAATGCCGTACTGTTTTCCGCAAAAGTCATGGATTTTTTCGCTGTGCTCCCGGCTGTCAGTAAACGCCAGCTCAAAGCTGAGCAGACGTGCATCCAAGCCCTTGTTGTGCATGTGTGCATCGGTCAGAAGCCGGCACTCCGAAGATGTGATCATGATCAGCTTCCAGGTATCCGATTCCCGCAGGTCAGCATTGGTATTACAGCGGCTTTTATCTTGTTCCAGTGTCACTGTATAAAACAGATTTTCCATGTTTACACCTGACGATACAGTCGCTTCATCAAAAATCTGAGGTATCCCGAACTTTTGAGCAAAATTTCTGACGATGGCATTTAACGTACCGAAAAAAGGGATATAGATCTTCTTGTCATTCGGGTTCGTGAACACCGAAGCCATCAATGCTTGTGCAGTGCTCTTTCCAGTTGTTGTCCGACCATAAAAAGAAATAATAAATGATTGTAATGCCATACCGCACTGTATACTGAGATACGCCAGAAAAAGGGAAGCACAGCTGCAGCAAAGAGCAAACATAACAGCAGTGTTGGTAAGCAGCCGGTTCAATCCTTCTGTGTACACCTCCAAGGGAACATCTTTTGTGTACTGCAAGATCTTCGCTCCTTCTTCATAAGCTATGAACTGCAGTTTTTTCTCTTTCATCATAAATCCCATACCGCAGTACTGTTCCTCGATTTCCAGCTTTGTGATACAGCGGAACAGGTATCGGCTGAAAGCATCTGCATGATCAAAGTTGAAAATGAGACCGTATTTGGAGATTTTCGTGACTTCCTTGGGATACAGCAGGTCATAATCTACATCGACAAGACTGCCGTTGACGCTGAGGCGTACATGGTACTCGTTGTATTTATCTCGGTAAGTGGAGTCCACCAGAAACCAGTTGGACAGCCAGACCAAACCGGTAAAGCGGGTGGAGTGAACTGCAAGCAAAAGGAACTTGTTCGGTACCGGAATGACGGGGTAGCAGTTTTCTTTGTATTGCAGCTGCTGCAGCTGATCAGATGAAAGCGGCTTCCTGCCGAACGTTTCCATGCTGTTCAGGATCTGTTTCCACTCTTCCGCTGACATCTCTTTCCGAGTCCCGGCGGTACGTGATAGTTTTCGTATACCCATAAAATTTTCTCCTTTCCTTACAAAAACTGCCGCAGCCCCGGCGTGGAGCTGCGGCAGCAATGAACCATTTAAAAAAAACAATCGTTAGGTTAGAGAGTGACTATTGCAGCAAGGTTGCCTTTGCCATCATCCTGTACCTGTGTGAGCGTTCCGCAGCGGGTGGAAGCATTTTCTGGGAAATCAATGCCGGAGGTTAAAGAAATCACCTCATCTACGACGGCCGTGTCATAGAGAATTCCACCTTTTCCAAGCTTGAAAGAACCTGCCGTGCCGTCCGGAACAGCAACGATGGCGATTTTGCTTTTGCCTAAAAGCACCCTGACACTGGACGGTTCATTCAGAACTGCATATAAGTCATGGTTCAGTTTCAGACGTTTTGATCCACTCGTGCAGACCACTGACATGCAGCCAGTTCGCTGTTTATCTGGTGCAGCCTCTTTGAAATCTGAAAGATCAACGTATGACTCAGCGGTGGAATTTACCTTTTCAATACTCTTCTTTAAATATTTTGCCATTTTTTAATTACTACTTTTCTTATACTTCATTGAATTGACTTACGTACAAACTTTTTTCTGTAGTTGCACACCTCGCTTTCTAAGCCATTGACAGAAGGACCATCGAAGTGGTATACTGTTACAGACGGCTTCCTTCCGTCTAATTCTATCATAGCGTAATCTAAAAATCCCCTCAAGAATCATCCAGATCATCTGAGTCATTTATTTTGTCGCCTGCGAAAATCACAAATTTCAATGCGGTATTCCCTAATTATCTGATCTGCCATGAAGCGAATCGACGGCTTCCTTCCGTCTATTTCTATCATAGCGTAATCTAAAAATCCCCGCAAGGATCATCTGGATCATCTGAGTCATTTATTTTGTCGCCTGTGAAAATTACCAAATTTCAATGCGGTATTCCCTAACTATCAGATTTGCCATGAAACGAATCGACGGCTTCCTTCCGTCTATTTTCTATCATAGCGTAATCCAGAAATCCCTGCAAGGATCATCCAGATCATCTGAGTCATTTATTTTGCAAAATGAAAGCAAATCAACATTTTGGCTAACAGGAGGAACTAGTATGACAACAGATTCATCATGCAGCAACGTAGAATTCTATGGCAATATATTTTTCAATCTACTTCTGGAGACTGCTGATCTATCTATACCCGGAAGAAATTTTAATCCTGACAGTGCACTTACGCAAACACATATGTTCTTTGATTTAAATAGACTGACAAATACAGAATCCGACATGACGAATGATTTTGATGGTCTGTTTTACAATGATAGACTCATTAGCTCAATAAAGAACGCTTCATCTCAATTCAAAAAGGGTACATTCAGCTCCAGAAAAAGCGGTATATACCAATTTAACAATGGTGAAATTATCGCTTCGTTTGATAAACAAGTTGAAAACGAGTATAAAGAAGCTTACATGAAAGCAATTGAGTTTGCCAATAGATATTTCAATAAAGGCAAATCATCTAAGAACAAAAAACTTGTTCAAAAGATCCTGTTTCTGATCTGCAACGACAACACAATTCCCGACGATCAAAATTTATATATATATTCTGATGGTTCCGCTGCAACAAAATCAAAACTAAAAAAAATTGATACCATTGAGTTTGAAGCTTTTCTGCTAGGCGTATGGCATTATTTTATTAAATCACAGCGGCTTCAAAAGGAATTTTCAGATGGAGCTTTAACTTTGGGCGAATCTTATCGGGAAATAGACGTGAAATTGCTTTACAATGACAATCCGATCAAGCACCACGAGGAAGAATCCTGCAATTTTTATAGTCAGCTTAACAAAGAAGACGATGCTTCAGAAAGCAATGCCATTTTGAACAATAAACGCTGCATTAAAAGCCGTGGCAAAGAACCGGGATATTTGACTGTGTGTGATGCACAGATGGCTTTTTACCCTTCAGAACTGGACGAAAGCACAGACATCATTTCTATATTAGAGAAGAATGATGTTGTTCTGTCCCGGAGCGTTTTCTTCTATTTGTTATCGGGAAACATTTATCCCGTTCATCCCAAACGCAGTAGGAATGCTGTTGAAAAATTGTTTCTCGATTTGCTAAAGCTTACTGTAGGCGATTATCATACAATTGATTTTGAGAAAAGCGTCGCACAATATTTTCCGAACAAATTTAAATATCTGCAAACGATTAGCCAAGCCGAATGTTTAGACAGCAGTTCTAAAATCAAAATTTTTTCGAACGCTATGCAAAACAACTATACCGATTTGCTTCAGCAGATGATCAGGATCAGGAAAAAATATTTTTGCTCTGCTTCCCGAAATCAGGCTCTTGTTGTGGAACTGATTGAATTCATAAGAAATGATCGTAGCATCGAAGACACACAGCAATTTTTTATTTGTACTGATGGCACGACACTGACTAAGCAGCAATTGTGCGAAATCGAAGAACTCGAATTTGAACCGTTTTTGCTGGGAGTCTGGTACTATGTAGTTTCTCAGCTTGCATCTAAAGACGACTCGGGCGAATATACACTTAATACGGTTTTCAAACTCACTTACAATTATAACGGAAAAGACTGTGAGAGATACCGATCTGGCGACTTGATTTTCGAACAAAGTGATTTATACATTGATCTCTTTTACCTAGACGCATGATTACATCAAAAAAAATCCCAGCCACAAAATGAAACTGTGACTGGGATTTTTATGTTCGTTTGGACTTGTTTTATGATCAGTACTCTTCCGCCAACAGCATGGTGCAGTGCTCACCATCATCGATGATATACACCTTTGCTGTGACCGGCTTTTTCGCCTCCGCAATGTATGTCATCTCAAACTGCGGCTGCTCCGAGGTATGGTGCACGATCTGCAAACCGTTCTTCTCGCTGAGCCGAAACACCTGTAAGTAGTCTTTCGGTTCGGGCATCTGATCAACAGCCTGCCACATCAGCACCTGAAGCTCAATCGGTATCTCTGCATCCACGCCTCGTGTCAGGTATCTGCCTTTTGATTTTTCAAACATATTCTTTGCTCCTTTACTTTGGAATCAAACATCTCGTACAGTTCGCCTCG